AATTTCTCTTAACTCATCAGATTTAATAACTGCAGCATCAACAGAAAAAACCGCCTTAATTGAAAGATTAAGAGCATACTTAGATGAAACTTCTCGTCAAGCCTTATTAGCAAGAAAGCAAGCCGAAAGTGATTCTACAATGAATGAACTTGGAAAAGCACCAATGCAAATTTATATAGGATAATATGGCACTTTTTGGATCTAGTAGGGATGTTTCTTTTATACGAGGACTCAACAGAGAGTTGATGGGTAATATTATTACTCAACAGTGTGCTTTTTATAAATACCGATTAAATGAAACTGTAATTAATATGTATGGTGAAACTACTGGAGGAAAATTTTTTGATGGACCTATCTTATTAAATGCTCTTATAGAAGTAAGCTCAACTTCTAACCCATCAAGTGATATAGGTGTTAATTTTGATTGGCCTGTTAAATTTTCATTTTTAAGAGATGATTTAGTAGAAGCTAATGTGGTTCCTGAAGTAGGAGATGTTATATTATATTATGAAAGTTATTGGGAAGTAGATAATGCAGCTGCAACTCAATATTTTGTAGGTAAAGACCCAGACTACCCATACAACCAAAATCCATTAAACCCAGGTTTAGAAAATTTTGGTTACAATGTAGGAATAGCATGTACTTGTCACTATATTCCTGAGGATCGAGTTAATATTGTTAGAACAAGATTATTATAATGGCTAAACAAGGAAGAAAACCAATACCGAAAACACAAAGAGAAATCAGTATTGATCAGCAAGTCCCTTTAAATGAGAGTGGACCTGGTTTTCAGCCTACTGGAAATCCAAATAAAGCAAATCAATTAAATAGAGGTGAGCAAGTCTCTTTTAATGGAGATACTTATAAACCTTTTTCAGTTAGCATTCAAGATATTGATGAAGCAGTATATTACTACTTTACAAATGTTATTCGTCCTTTTGTAATTCAAAATGGAACTCGAATTGAAGTACCTGTTATTTATGGTTCACCTGAAAAATGGGCTTCATTTCAAAAGTTTGGATACTTTAGAGATTCTCAAGGTAGAATTATGATGCCAATCATAATGTTCAAAAGGGACAATATTGAAAAAGTAAGAACAATAGCTAATAAATTAGATGCTAATTACCCAAATAATGTAGCAATACACAGACAAACTTACTCACCTAAAAATGCATATGACAACTTCTCAGTATTAAATAATGTAAAACCTGAAAAAGTTAATTATGCTGTTGTAGTACCAGATTATCTTACTTTAACATACAGTTGCGCTATTAATACTTATTACATGGAACAACTTAATAAAATTGTTGAAGCAATTGAATATGCTTCTGATTCTTATTGGGGTGATCCATCACGTTATAAGTTTAGAGCAATGATTGACTCATTTGCTATTCAAACTGAAATTTCAGATAATGCTGAACGAGTTGTAAGTAGTACTTTTAATATTAAATTAAACGGATATATTATCCCAGACACAATACAGAAAGATGCTACCGCATTAAAGAAAATTCCTGATGTAACTCGAATCACGGTAACAGAACAAGTAACAACTAATATAAATGATGTAAATAATAATCAATAAAATTTATGACAACAAAAGTTTTAACCCAAGAAGAAATCCAGTTACTCAAATCAATTCAAGAAAAAAGAATTCAATTAACAGAACAGTTTGGAATAATTGAATTAAGAATTCAAGAATTAGAATTGCAAAAAAATTATTTAAAAGAAGAACTTAAAAAATTACGTCAAGACGAAGCTACAACTGGTAGTAATCTTCAACAAAAATATGGCGACGGTACAATTAATCTAGAAAAAGGAGAATTTGTAAGTCATCAATAATTTTAACAGGTTCTGCCATATTTATAACAAAATTAAATATCATAACCAATGGCAGAAACCTTAATATCACCGGGCGTTTTAGCAAGAGAAAACGATTCGTCTTTTGTAACTCAAAGACCAGTTACAGTAGGAGCCGCAATTATTGGCCCAACAGTAAAAGGACCAGTAGAAAATCCTACAATTGTTACTACTTATAGTGAGTATGTTAACAAATTTGGTACTACTTTTTCAAGTGGAAGTCCAAATGATTCTAAAACTTATACATACTTTACATCTATTGCTGCTTACAATTATTTTGTAAATGGAGGAACTTCATTATTAGTAGCACGAGTAGTAACAGGATCTTATACATCTGCAACAAGTTCATTAATTACTACAGGATCAGGTGGTCCTACAACTGGATTATCACCATTTGTATTATCTACAATTTCTGAAGGAACCATTATGAATAGTACTTCTACAGAAACTACTAATGGAGCTTTACCAAGTGGTTCAACAGACAATGTAAGATGGCAAATTGTAAATTCTAATACATCTTCTGGTACTTTCGATTTATTGATTCGTAGAGGGGACGATACCGTACTTCAACCTGTTGTATTAGAAACATGGACTGGATTAAGTCTTGATCCTAATTCTCCAAATTATGTTTCTCGTGTACTTGGTGATCAGGTTCAAAATTACAACTCAAGCACTATCCAGATGGAAGTATCTGGTGCTTTTGCTAACAGATCTAATTATGTTTATGTAAGTGCAGTTAACTACACTACATATAACTATTTTGATAATAATGGTGTAGCTAAAAACCAATTTACAGGTTCAATTCCTGTAAATCAAAGTGGTTCATTTGGTAGTGCTATTGGAACTGTTAAAGGAGGTGCTAATTTCTACAATTTAATCAGTAATACAGATACTCAAGGATTAACAGCTGGTAACTATACTAACATGGTTAATCTTTTAGCTAACACAGATGATTATAAATTTAACGTATTATTAACTCCTGGATTAGTTGATGGATTCGCTTCTCATACTGGAACAGTATCTACAATTATCACTAATACTCAAAATCGTGGTGATAACATTTATGTACTTGACCCAGTAGGATACAATTCAAATGTTTCTGCTGTTGTAGCTCGAGCTGCTACTCGTAACACTTCGTATGCTGCTGAATACTGGCCTTGGGTACAAGTAGTAGATCCAGCTTCTGGTGAATTAGTTTGGGTTCCTGCATCAACAGTAATTGGAGGTGTTTATGCTTATAACGACTCAGTATCTGAGCCTTGGTTCGCACCTGCGGGTATTAATCGTGGTGGATTATCACAAGTAGTAAGAGCAGAACAAAAACTTTCTCAAACAAATCGTGATACCTTATATAGTGGAAAAGTAAACCCAATTGCAACATTCCCAGGAACTGGAGTTGTAGTATATGGTCAGAAAACATTACAAACAAAAGCATCAGCTCTTGATCGTGTAAATGTTCGTCGCTTGTTAATCGCTCTTAAGTCATACATTTCTCAGGTAGCAAATAACTTAGTATTTGAACAAAATACAATTGCTACAAGAAATAACTTCTTAGCACAGGTTAATCCATACTTAACAAGTGTTCAACAACGTCAAGGTTTGTATGCGTTTAGAGTAATTATGGATGATACTAATAACACACCTGATGTAATTGATCGTAATGAGTTAATTGGTCAGATTTATTTACAGCCTACTAAAACTGCAGAATTTATCTACCTCGACTTCAATCTTACACCTACAGGAGCAACGTTCCCTGGATAATAAAATAAATTTCTTCCCTCCCAAAAAGAGGGAAGATTTTTTAAAATTTAAATATTTATAATAGATAAAAAAACAAAAACATGGCAATTGTAAGTTCAAACGACATATTTTTCACAGCTTTTGAGCCCAAAGTACAAAATCGCTTTATTATGTATGTTGATGGAATTCCATCATACACAATTAAAGCAATCTCTAGTATTGGGTTTGATCAAGGTGAAATTAAATTAAACCACATTAACGTTTATCGTAAAATTAAGGGTAAATTAACCTGGAATGATATTACGATGACATTATTTGATCCAATCACTCCTTCTGGAGCTCAAGCTGTAATGGAATGGGTACGTTTACACCATGAATCTGTTACTGGTCGCGATGGATACTCAGATTTCTACAAGAAAGATTTAACTATTGATATTTTAGGACCTGTAGGAGATATCGTTTCAGAATGGATTATCAAAGGAGCATTTATTAAAACTACTGATTTTGGTGAATACAACTGGGATAACGAAGCGGCAGCTCAAAATCTTACAGTTACATTAGGAATGGATTATTGTATCCTCAACTTCTAATTTAGTAAAAATAAATTTAAAGGGAATTCATCTAAACTTGGTGAATTCCTTTTTTCTTTTATATTTATACGAGACAATAAGTTACATTAAATAAAGATTATGGAAAACACAGCATACGACTTCCCAACAGAAGAAATTGAATTACCTTCAAAAGGACTTTTATACCCACAAGATAATCCTCTTTCAAGCGGTAAAATTACAATGAAGTATATGACTGCTAAGGAAGAAGATATCCTTACCAATCAAGAATATATTAGAAAAGGAACAGTAATTGATAAATTACTTCAAGCACTTATTGTATCTAAAATTAATTACAATGATCTAATCGTTGGAGACAAAAATGCAATAATGGTTGCTGCTCGTGTTTTGGGATATGGTAAAGATTATACATTCGAATATAATGGTCAAGAATACACAGTTGACTTAGCTCAGCTTGATAATAAACCATTTGATCATTCTAATAAAGGAGTAAACGAATTTAATTATACTTTACCGTCAACAAATATAAACATCACTTATAAAATTTTATCTCATGGTGATGAACAGAAGATTCAAACCGAAATAGAAGGTTTGAAAAAAATTAATAAAAACGTTTCTTCTGAAGTATCTACTCGACTAAAATACGTCATTACATCGGTAAATGGAGATCGAGAAACAAAAGCAATTCGAGAATTTGTTGATAAACACCTACTAGCTCGAGATTCCAGGGAATTAAGAAAACATATGAAAGAAACTCAACCAGATGTAGATCTAACTTTTTTTCCCGATGGAAGTGAAAATAGAATCGATATCCCAGTTGGGATTAAGTTTTTTTGGCCTGACTTCTGAGACCGCGGCAATCGCCCGTATAAATCTATTCACCCAAATCCATGAAATATGCTTTCATGGAAAGGGTGGATACGATTGGAACACAATTTATAGCATGCCTAGATGGCTACGCCAATTTACCTTTAATAAAATAAATGAATTTTATCAAAAAGAATCTGAAGAAATTAAAAATTCTTCTAAAGGTAAAAATACCACTAATTTGATGGATCCTACAGGTAAAATAAATTCACCAGCATTGAAAGATTTACCTAAATTCTCTCCTAAAAATTCTTCTAAACCTGGAGTAAAGTATAAATAAAATTGTAAATTTAAATATTTATAATGGATAAATACTTTGTAAATGGCTAAACAAGAAGATCCAAAAAAGAAAATCCAAGACCTAAACGAAGAACTGGGTTATTTTGAAGACCAGGTACTTAGTATAGCCAATCTTTTATCTAGAACTGTTAAAGATGCTATTGAAGACATCAGAGAAGAATCTGCAGGAGTAGCCGAAATTTTTGAGAAAAGATTAACTAAAAGTATTAAAGATTTTGCTAAAAGTTCTGACGAAGTTTTAAAAAATCAAATTAAAATTCTCTCAGGAACTGCTAAAACCAAAGATATAGAAAAAGATAAAAGAGATCTTTTATTTAAGCAACTTTCTATACAAAAGAATTTAGAAATTTTAGTTAGGAATGAAATTATTTCTAAAGAAGAATCTGCAAAACTTTCAGCAGAATTAACAGAATCATACGAGTCACAATTAAAATTATTAGACGGACAACTTTTAGAAGCCAAAAAAATCCAGAAGACTTTAGGACTTACTGGGTCATTAGTAAAAGGCATTAGCAAAATTCCTATTTTAGGAAATATAGTTGATACTAATGAAGCTTTAAAAGAAATGAATGCTGCCATAGCTAAAGGAGGAGGAAGATGGGCAGCTATGAAGGCAGGAATTAAATCAATAGGTAAGGATATTTTTGATAATTTAACTGACCCTTTAACCGTTATTGTTTTTACTACAAAGAAGTTTTTTGATCTTCTAACAGGAGTAGATAAATCTATAGGTGATTTAGCTAAAGGCATGAACATCACTTATGAAGAAGCAGGAAAATTAAGAAAAGAACTTAGTTTAGCCTCTTTAGCTACACAGGATGAATTTGTTACTACTCAAGGATTACAAGAATCTTTACTATCAATAAATAAAATATTAGGTACAAATGCTAGAGTTAGTAATGAAACTTTAGTAGCTTTTACCAAACTTAGAGAAAGAGCAGGATACACTAATGAAGAATTAGCAGAATTCCAAAGATTAACATCAGTTATAGGTGGAGATTTAGAAGGAAATGTTGCTAAATTCTCAGGTACTGTTAAATTATTAAATACTCAAAATAAACTTTCAATAAATGAAAGGCAATTATTAAAAGAAACCTTAAAAGTCTCAGATGCTATTAAACTTTCAGTAGGAGGAACTGTTGAAAATATAGCTAAAGCGGCTTTTAAAACAAAGCAATTTGGAATTAATTTAGAACAAGCTGATAAAATTGCGGAAAGTTTACTTAACTTTGAGTCATCAATTCAGAACGAACTTGAAGCAGAACTTATTACTGGCAAGGACTTAAATTTTGAAAGAGCAAGATTATTATCCCTCAATGGAGATATAGCAGGTGCCTCAGCTGAAATTTTAAAACAAGTAAAAGGTTCTGAAGAATTTAGTAAAATGAATCGTATCCAACAAGAAGCTATTGCTAAAGCAGTTGGTATGAGTAGAGAAGATTTAGCAAAATCTTTAGTAGATAGAGAAGCATTAGCTAAATTAGGTGGGGAAGAAGGAACGGCTCAAGAAAGATATAATCAATTAAGAGAAGAAGGAAGAAGTGAAGCTGAAATAGCAGCAATACTTGGAAGTGAATCACTAGCTAGACAATACGAACAAAATAGTGTCGCAGAAGAACTTAATATGCTTGTACAACAATTACAAGAATTATTTGTTCCTATAGCTGAAGAATTACTTCCTAAAATTAAAGACTTTTTAAAAGATGGAGTAGCCCCAATAATTGAAAAAATAGGAGCATTTGTTGGAAAAATGGTAGATAACTTTGGAGCCATTTGGACCGTATTAAAAACAATTGGGGCATTTATGGCCGGAAAATTAGTATTCCAATTTTCAATGATGGCAGCAAATGCGGTAGCAACACTATCTGCTACACGAGCAACAGGTGTAGCTCAAGCTGCAAATTTACCAAGAGAAACAGCTATAACTGCTGAAAAGACATTACAAGCAACTGCTGCTACGGTTACAGCTGAAGCTTCGTCTTTTGGTACCGCTACTCCTTTTATTATAGCAGGTATAGCCGCAGTAGCTGCAGCAGCTGCCGCCTTTACACTTATAGGTGATGGTATGATTGATCCTAAAGGAGGATTAGTAGTATCTGGTGAAAAAGGAACATATAAATTAGATAAAAACGATTACGTAGTAGCAGGAACTGATTTAGGCAAAAAACAAAACCCAGGAGGTGGAGGTGGTGGAGGCGGAGGCTCAGTTAGTATAGATATGGCCCCAGTAGTAGCTGAATTGCAAAATGTAAAAGCAGTTTTAAATCAAATATTATCTAAAGAAGGTACTGTTAATATGGATTCTACTAAGGTCGGTACATCCACAAACATAGGAACTTACAAAGTTCAATAATTTACATATTTATAACAAAATATAAACCATGGGACTTTTAACTAAACTTACAACACAGGGTTCACAATACTCATATGGTAATGGTAATACCCCTTCTACAAATCCAGGAGCGACTCAACAGTCTAAACTTCATGCTGATAATACTCAACCTGGGTATTCTTTAGATGGATCAGATTTTACTACAGTAAATTCTGCTTTTCAACAGTATAACGATGGTGTAAATAACATTTTACCTCAACCTTCACAATTAGATTTAAACGGACAAACTCCTTCTCAATATCTTAACAACTTACCCCAGTAAAACATGGGTCTTATAAATCTAGCCACCAATCTAGCTGATTTTAATTACTACCAAGCTAAAGGATATGTTGGTGGTAGAGGAAATTTCTCTGCTAAAAAGTTACCTTATGGGAATGATGAACCAGATAATGGAAGTAGCAATCAACCATTTGTAACAAAAACAATCCCCGCCACAGACCAACCTTTACAAACTGGATTTTCCATCTCAGGTGATAATATTCTTCAAGGAATAGGTTCTATTGCTTTATCAGCAGGAGGAGGAGCTCTTGTAGGAGGAATATTTGGAGGAGGAACAGGAGCAATTGTTGGAGCAGCGATTGGAGGAGCAGCGGGAATTATAGGAACCAGTAATTTAATAACTGGAGATATAGATTATACTAGTCTAAAAATTCCAAGAGGAGGCACAGGTGGCACAGATTTTTTAATTCGAGGTGGAACCCTCTCAGCAGGAATTGTAGCAGATGATGTTGAAAGATTAAGTAAATTTTTTGCTACAACTAATGGAGCATTGTTTGTTACAAAACAGAACTTACTCTCCAGAACATCAGTTAGAACTCAAGCTAGTAATGGTATATTAAATGAAGGAGTATATAATCCTAGTAGTGCTTTACTCCAAGCAGCAGGAAATATTATTGGACTTCATGCTAATAAGCAAGGATTAAATCCTCTTTTAGGACTAGGAGAACCATATACTCCCAACCAATATTTTAGTATTCCTAAAGATTATCAATCCAATAGATTATATCAATTATATTCTTCTAAAATTCTTGATTTCAATACTGTATTAAATACATTTAACAGTATTTCTTTAGATCCTAATCTTCTACTTTCGTATCAGGGAGGCCCTGATTCTAATATAGGAATAGGAAACACCAGAATTAGATTTGCAACTAACAATTCAGGAGCAGTTGTTAAAACATCTAATGCTTCTAATTCTACTACTTTAAATTCTCAACAAATTAATGGTATAGGAGGATTAAATGATACCTTAAGAGCAGTTCCTTCATCTCCTCCTAAAATTACAGATTTTAGATCATTTTTAAGAGGCCCAAACCTTACAACTTCAACGGTTTTATCTAAAGCCCCAAATTATGATGGGAATAAAATATTAGAAGTTAGAACTAACTCTGGAGACCCAGGAAATTCTACTCAAAAGAATGTTCTTAGTTATACAAATGGATTTTCTGGAAATGTTGCTAAATCTTTTGGAGCAGCATCTCCAAATTCGTATGATAAGATAACTGCTTTACCTCTTTACCAAAGTGAAAGAGTAGATCAAACTAAACCTGTAGATGATTTAATATCATTTAGAATAGGAGTAGTAAATAATGATAATCCTAGATTAAAAACATATATTCATTTTAGAGCATTTTTAGACAGTGTTTCTGATCAATATAAAGCAGATTGGAAAGGCACTAAATACTTAGGAAGAGGTGAAGATTTTTATACTTACGGTGGGTTTGACAGATCAGTTTCATTATCGTGGACTGTAGCTGCTCAATCAAAAGCTGAATTAATTCCAATGTATAAAAAATTAAATTACTTAGCTTCTATTTGTATGCCTGATTATGGAGATAATGGGTATATGAGAGGAAATTTAGTAACATTAACTGTTGGAGGATATTTTAATGAACAGTATGGTATTATAACTGGATTTAGTTATGAAATGAATGATGATAGTGCTACTTGGGAAATAGGAATAAACGATGATGGAGAAGAAGATTCTACAGTTAAACAACTACCTCACTTAATTAAGGTATCTGGGTTTAACTTTATTCCGATTCATAATTTTGTACCTAGAAAACAAAGAAACTTATTTGATGGTTCACCTACAAACCCAGGCAGTATAACAGAGTACGGCCAAGAACATTATATAGCTTTATCTTCAAACCAATCAACTAATTTGTACGGAACAGTTTCTGATGAACCTTTTTACAATACTAGTGGATTAGTTCAACCTGGCACAACTCAACCCCCAGTTCTAGGCTCACCAGTAATTCCTGGATCCGATATACCAACAATTGCATAATAAATGAATCGTTATCAAAATATACCTAAAATAATAATAGATAAAAAGCCATTTTATCAAACAGTAAGGTATCCTGAGATTCCTTTATCTGATAGTGATGTATATGTGTATGCAACTCAAGGAGATAGATTTGATGTTTTAGCAAATCAATATTACGGTGATCAATCGCTTTGGTGGATAATTTCAATCGCTAACACAGCAGTAGCCGGTACTTCTTTACCTTCAGATTTACCACAAGATTCATTAGTGATTCCTGAAGGTAAACAAATTCGTATTCCTGCTAATTATTACGACGTTTTAACTAGTTATAAAATATTAAATAATTTATAATATGGGAAATATTATAGGTGAAAGTTTTCCAGAGAAAATTCGAAACCAAATTAATGTTAGACAAAAGATTTATGGATCGGGATGGTCTCAAAATCGAACTCCTCATGAATTAGTATATTTAACTAACAATACTGCTTGGTGTAAGTTAGTATCATCAACTGAAATTTCTAATTTAGATAATATAAATAATCCTACAATAAAAGGTTTTGGAAATGATGTTTTAGGAACAGGTTTAGCTAAAAATTTTGTATTATTTAATGGTACTTCAAAAATAGAAGAAAATGGAAGTATGACTCCAAGAGGAGGAATAGACACACAAAATACTTTAGGAGGAAATCAACGAGCATATGGTATTGGAGGAAGTGCGGACTTTGGTATTCGTCCAATGATGGGTATTGAATCTATTAAAGTTCAACATAAAAATAGAGGCTCTATTCGAACAGCAACAGTTAATGTTAAAGCTTGGAACAAAACTCAATTTGAAATTATTGATGTTTTATATTTACGTGTAGGTTTTTCTGTTCTTTTAGAATGGGGAAATGCTATGTATTTTGATAATGATGGAAGTCTTCAACAGGCAGGATTAACTAATAGTTTAGCTAATGATTTTTTCAAAAACAGTGACTATGATGTAATGTTGAAAAAAATTCAAAATCAAAGATTAGCAACTTTCGGTAACTATGATGCTATGTTTGGTAAAGTCACCAATTTTCATTGGTCATTTCAACCTGATGGAAGTTATGATATTACTATTGATTTAGTTAGTATTGGAGATATAGTAGAATCATTTAAAATAAATGCTGCTCCATCTACTATAAACACTCCTCAACAGGATCAAAATAGTGAAGCTGCTAATTCTACAATTTGGAAAAGATTAGCTACTGAAAAAAATAAACATGCTATTGCCGAGTTTTTAGATAGAGAATTAAATTCATTACCTCCAGGTGTTTATGTTAAAGCTAATTCTAGTAGATGGTATGAAACTACAGGTAAATCTAAAACTAATCCAAAAATATTTAAAGAAAATATTTCTAATTTAATTGTAGATATAATTCTAATTCCTGGATCTCCAGGAGGACAGGCATCCGGTTTATCAAGTATCGAAGTTCAAGGCCCTATCAGGCCACAGAGTCAAGAAGGTGTTGCATTCCCCGGTTCTCAAGCTTTTATTAGACTAGGATACTTCCTTGAATGGATACAAGATAGTTTATTATATAGATCACAAGGAAAAAATAGTAATAATAGAATTCCAATATTAAAAATTGACACTAATCCTGAAACTAATATAATGGGAATTCTAAAAGAAACTCCCACATATGATAATTACGGATACCCAGTAGGACACATTATAAATCAGATGAGTTATGATCCATTTGTGTGTATGGTTCGTAAAGATCTTCCTGGTGGAGGAGATGAATCTTTAGCCAAAATTCGCACATTTAGTAAATCAACAGCCGCGAGAGGTTTTGATGTAACTTATTTAAGTGATAGACAAATATTTAATCTTGACTTTACAAGTAACGGCCCACAAAAATCAATATCTGAACCTTTTGATTTAAATATTGAGGGTAAATCTTACGGTAAAATAATGAACATTTACCTTAACTTTGAATTTATTTTAGACAAAATGAATGAGTTAATGGACGAAACCACAGGAAGAATATCTTTTGTAGATTTTATAAAAGCACTTTTAGAAGGAATCAACGGAGCTATGGGTGGAGTAAATCAATTAGACTTAATAATTGATGAAACATCTAACGCCGGTAAAATTATAGATAAAAATCCTTATCCATCCCCTGATAGTGTTTTAAAATATTTTGATCTTCAAAGAGAATCAGTAGAATTTCAAATGTATGGATATGGAAAAAATCCATTAGATGAAAAAGTTTCTGGATTTATTAAAGATTTTAAACTAACAACTGAATTAACACCTGAATTTTCAACATTAATAACTGTAGGAGCCACAGCAAATAATACAGTTGTTGGAGAAGATTCTACAGCATTATCTAAATTAAATAAAGGACTAGTAGATAGATACAAAGAAAATATAGAAGAAACTGTAGTTCCATATAACCCTGTAGTATTTGAGGCCCCATCATCTCCTCCTCCTACAGCATCTGCAGCAGGATTTATTGAAAGTAATAGAGCTATCCCTATTGATGAAAATGCAGATGTACAAAATGAAATTCCTTATTACTTAAAAGAACGTAACTTCTCAGAATATCAAAGATATCTATTAGCTGCTTTCAATATAGATTCCTCATACCAACCCAGTGACCAACCTGAACCTAATAGTTTTTATCAATATTTAATTCTTTTAGCAGAATATGGATGGAGAAGGGAATATGCATCTACTTTTAAATCTCAATTCCAAACAATATATAGATATTGGAACCAGTACAAATATGTACCAGGAACAGCTCCAACATTTAAAACAGGATTTATTCCTTTTAACTTATCATTAACTCTTGACGGTCTTTCAGGGATGAAAATTTATCAAAAGTTTAATGTTAATACAGATTTTTTACCGTCCAATTACCCAAATTCAATTGAGTTTTTAATTAAAAATATAACTCATGAAATAAACGGAAATAAATGGACTACTAATTTAGAATCATTCTGTGTTTCTAAACCAAATTCTGAAACAGTTAAAAATGCTGCTATCCCAAATGCCGCTGGAGCGGGTCTTGGAAATTCATCTACCGTACCTGTAGACCCACAACCCACACCTGACTGGAGTAAATATAATGTTGGAAATACTCTTTTATTGAAAAGAGCTGTTAAAGATCAATCTACATATATCTACAACACTTATAAAGAAACCACAGGTCAATGTGCTGGATACACATATAGAATAGCTTACAACCTTAAAGAATACATTGACACTAATAGTACCAAAGCTATACCTTTACCTGATTCCAAACCTACAACATTTGATGCTGACGATAATAGACATAGAAGAGATATCTTATTATTAGATATATATGAGGAATTC